TTTGAATCTAATTTCGTTTGGCATGTTAGCACGAAATTCGCCTTGGAGGTCAAAAAACGGGATGGTACCAATGTTAGTACCATCTCGAGTTTGTAAATCCATGCGAAAATCTGCCATTATAACCAACCGTCCTTAGTTTTAGCAGTAGCAGTTAATGAAGCATTGTTAATAGAGGCAACGCCCATATCATCAATGTATAGAGTCTGACCTTTTTTGTACACTGATCCAGCTTGTCCAGCGTCAGTAAACAGAAAATCAAGAGCGCCGCTTGTAGATGCTAAAGTAAATGTAAACTGAACTTTTTTCCAAGCTTTAGCATTATTAGCTGCCAATGTTACCGCAGCAACTTGGCTGCCACCGTTCCTAATGGAAATAGTGACTTTAGGCATTGAGCCCTTAATCCATGCCCACGCCGTATATGTGCCCGCTGCCTGCCCTGTGAGGCCGGTAGGGACCGCTACTGTGCCGCCCGTAGTAGTTTTGTTCTTACGTACCATACGGAGCGATTTGGTGCCACTGTGCTTCTCTGTGGTAACTCCCTGAGTACCAGTCCAGTTAGTTCCTACAGCATAAGTGCCAGCATAATTAGATTCATTTCCAGGGTTAACCATAGCATTTGAGCCAATTGAAATTAGCTTAAATGATGTAGCAACTCCCGGGGCAAAAGCCCACCATCCGATAGAAGTAAGTAAACCTGATAACCTAACATCGTTTACATACAATGATTTTGTCTTGAAATCCAGAACAATGAAATCATCTGCATCTGATGCATAAGGAAACCCTACAGTTTGACCTGTATCGTTATTAACAATAGCCATTTCAGAGAAACCGCCGACTATTTCAAACGTAGGATACGTGTCTGCATTGCCGTTGTTTGTAATAGAGTAGTTTGTACCGGCAGTCATAGCTAGATCAGCTTTATCAATATAGCGTAATGGATCGCCAGCTTTTAACTGAATCTGAATCTTACAGGCGCCATAACTGCGGAGCCTATCTTCATCATAGTTAAATCCAATAGGCTTACACATAATATATTGCTGACTAGGACCAGCCTCTCTAATATAAAGAGGCTGATCGTCTTCTCTAGGAACAAAGTTGTTTCTTAAGGATTGAAGAGTTGTATCAATTGTTGAAGGATTTGCGTACAAAATACCATCAAACACAATGGTCCGAGAAGACGTAAAACGAGCATAAACAAAGCCGCCGTGTTGACTATCGTAGTCAACATCATTTACCTCCACAGGTGGTGTATCTAAACCTTTAATGCTCATGATATCAATAAATGGTAGTGCCACGCTACCATTAAGTAGCGTGCCACCATCCATAAATTGATACTCATACATGTTTAGAACTGGTGCAACCATTATGGATTTAACCTCGCATCCAATTCATAACCAAGGTCAGCACTATGCTTGACAGGATCAATCTCTTGTGTATTTACTGTAACGTCAACCTTGTTACCAGTTAAGTAAGAACCTGCGCCATAAGCAGCTAAAGCAGGATTCATACCAATTCCAATATCTGGAACCATGCTAACAGCAGAAAGAGCTAGCTCACGACCAGCAGCAGTAACGCTAGAACGCATAGCTTTTAAACCATTAACTAAACCGAGACCACTCATGACACCAATATTAGCCCAGACTCTTGAAGGCGATTTAATACCTACAGCATTCTTAGCAGCATTGACAGCACTAATAACAAGATTTCTTGCCCAACTAATAACATTGTCGATCATAGATCGAATACCATTAATTAAGCCTTGAACAATATTTACGCCAACATTATACATCATTGAAGCAGCAGAACTAAGTGCGTCTTTAATTCTAGCAGGAATACCAGAAATAAAAGAGATAACATTTCTGCCACCAGTTTGACATGCAGCAATAAATGCTCGCCATCCTGCACCAGCAGAACTAGCCAAGTAACTACCAAAAGATACTAAAGCTGCTACTGCTCGACCAGGCAAGCTTGCAATAAATGCAATGGCCATATTTACACCATTACTTACTGCGCTAACAATTCTACTCCATGCGCTACTAACAGTGGAACTCATATTGTTCCAACCATTAATAAAGAATGAAATAATACCAGTCATCAGATTGGCAATTGTTTGCTGAACTGTAGTCATAAATGCCCACACAGTTTGCCCAAGCAATGCCCAGTTACCAGTAAAGATAGAATAGATTACCAAGAAAGCAACAGCAAACAGTTGCTGGATTAGTGTCCATCCGATGTTAATAACATTTCCAATGTCTGCAAATAATTGCGTCCAAGGCGCAATTATGGCTGCACCAAATGCTACCACAGATGAGACAATTGCATTCCAGATTCCGCCAAGGAAACTAACAACTGAATTCCAAGCGGTTACTGTTGCATCTACCACAGTCTGCCATAATCCAGAAGCCCAAGCTGGAATACCAGCAAAGAACGATACAATAGCGTTCCAGCCATTGATGAATGCGTTCTTAATTGTTTCCCAAATTGAGACTGCTTGTGCTGAAACCATCCCCCAGTTTTGATATAACCAGATACCACCAGCAACTAATAAAGCAATAGCCGCAACAATACCTAATGTGATAGCAATAACTGGTGCCATTGCTGTGCCAACAGCAGCCATAGCGCCGCTTAGAAGGAAAAACCCGCCAACAGCAGCAATAATAATACCAGACAATATTAAGATAGCTGCCACAATACCTGAAATGATAATAATGTTTTTCTTGACTTCAGGACTAAGAGCATTAAACCATTTAATAAGCGGAGTGATCGCCTCGACAATGAAAATCTTGACAGCAGAAGCAGCTTCACCAAATGTTACTTTGAGAATCTCCCACTCGTTTTTCATTAGCTGAAGTTTGGCAGCAGGCGTATTCTTCATGATATTGTAAGCTTCATTAGCGGCGCCGCCAGCATCTTTTGCGTAGCCTTGCATCTGCTTGTAAAGTTTATTTGTATCACCAAGAGCCAAGTTCAGGAATCTTCGAGCCTGAATATTGTTACCCGCTCCACCAAGCAAGCCCTTGATTTCCTTAGCTCTTTCACCAGGATTCAAGTCCTTGAATTTGTTTCTAATTTCGTCAATGATCTTACTCATTGGTTTAAAGTTACCAGATGCATCATATACTGACATACCAATGTCTCGCATATTTTCAGCAAATTTTGGATTAGCTAACAAGTCCATAGCTCTAGCGGCAGAAGTACCAGCCATTGCTGTAGTAACACCAGAACGTGTCATAAGCATTAACATAGCTGAAACTTCTTCAACAGACTGACCGGCAGATTTAGCAGAAGGAATAGCTTTACCCATAGCAGCAGTGAACTGCTCGAATGTGCCTCGACCTTTTCTAACTAACTGGAACATCTGGTCATTAATTCTGCCAACATCTTTAGCTGTTAACCCCCAGGCGTTAAGAATACCAATGATGGAGTTACCAGCAACTTCTAGAGTAGTGGCGCCGCCAATTGCAGCCTTCGAAATGCCATTAAGTACCTTAATAGCATCATCGCCAGAAACTTCAATAGAAGAAAAAATGTCATAGATAGCAGGCTGAATTTGTTTGAAATCTACAGCAAATCTAGATGCTGTGTCCAGGCCCATTTTCTTGATTCGCTCTAAAGAAGTATCAGCTTTATCTTCAACTTGAGTAAAAGATACAGCTGCTTTCTGAGCGTATTCAATATGAGCATCAGCCATTACGTCTAATGTGCGAATAGTAGCAACACCTACAGCAGCCATTGTAGCGCCAATAGATGTTAGGGCCGCACCCTGTGCTAAACTATTGTTAAGTGCTGCTCTATTCGACTTATCAAGAGTCATGGCAAATCTGCCAAGCACTCTAGTTGCTTCATCACGAGCGCGAATAATGAGAAGTAATTCTCTTGTGGAAAGCCCCATTACTTTTTCCTATTCCTTAAACGCTCTAGCTCAAGCTTTTCGGCTTCCATATATGCGGCATTGACTAATGACAATACCCACATTATATAAGAATCTTGATCGAAAATCGCACCAGCCTGCGGTAGCTGTCTGTAAGTTTTACAGATGTTATATAACTCAGTGGCTTGCCGAACATCACCACTATCATTATCATTAACATTAGCAACTACCGCACGGCTGATGCGATATTCTAGTTTCCCGAATCTTCCTCGAAGTTATTAATGTCGCTAATCAGCGAGTTAATTTCTTCTCCAACACGGGGGTCCAGCAAACTGATGATACTAATCTCAGCGAGATTAAGAGGTACATCATTCTCATCAGTTAAGTTATGAGCAACAATGCAGTTCTTAAACTCGAAAGCAACTGCAATTTTATTGGCCATGTCCATTTCGCCCTTTAAGTCTTTGCTAGCCTTATTGAGCTCGAAATTAAGTTTGGTCATACCCTGACGTTCGAGCTTCTGGCCGAATGTCATTCTCTTAATTTCAACCCAAGCCTCAGGCAGAGACTTAAGATTATGGCGGGTCACATTAGCAATCGCTAAAGCATTAGGCATTTCATTCTCCTTGTTATTATTACGTGATGTTTTCTGCTGTGATAACAGTAATGGTGTAGTTATTACCAGCAGCGTTGACAGCGTGAGCGTACTCAATAGCTGCCCTAACCAAGTCACCCTGACCACCTAAGTTATACTCATAAGAGTTAACAAAAGAAACAGGAGTCAGAATAGCGATTGAATCAGAAGCACCATTAGATGCTGTCATAGTAAGGCTTCTAGAAGTAACAGCTTTGTAGATATCAAGTTCGGCTCGAGTTTCAAAATCTCGTTCCACCTTAGTGCTTGCTTTGTTTTCACCGAAAGCAATAAACTGAGCACCAATTGTACTCTTGATTCTATTCTGAGCTTCACCGCTATCATCAATTTCAAATTCCCACTTATCAGTGTCAAAGACCTGAGTGCCTGTGGGAATCTGCCAACTGTAAGTACCAGCACCAAAAACTGTAGATGTAGGCCAGGTAGCAGTAGGACCGGTTTGAGTAGCCTCAGAGAGCCCAATGATGGAAACTGTGCACTTAAACGCGCCATCCTCAACCTTAAGCACAATCTTTGAAACAACACAACCGACATAGCCAGATGTTTCAGTACCTCGCTTAATTGTGATGCTCATTGTCTTAGCAGGAATAGCTAAGGCAGTGGGGTTAGCAGTATAAGTATATGGAGCAGCACCACCAGTCTTAACAACAGCCATTCTAGCAGCCATTAAGAAGTAAGGCAGAATATCAGAAGTAGCATCAAAAGTAATATCGCCCTCGACGTAACCGTCACCGCGAATCATACCAAGTAATGCAGGGGAGTTTCTAATAGGTCTGCGCTCTACGTTTGTCTGCGTCCACTTAATGGATTCAGAATCAAACGGAACAAATTTTGTCGGGGCTAAATAAGTACCAGACACTGATTCCAGTGCGATACCTAAAATACCAGATGCACCAACACTAGGCATTATTCGTCATTCCCATCTGTGTCAGTGTTTTTGTCGTCGTCTACATCTACATCTTCTTCAGGCTCAGAATCAGGATTACTATTTTTTTCAATAGTAACAAACGCAGCACGATTAATAAGTGTGTCAATTCTAAGTCGCTTAGAAGTTACTGTCACACCTGTAGCTGTAGATTCATAAGTAAGTTCTGCATTCTTTTCTTTGAATGTCAGAACTTCTTGATCGGTGAACTCAGATGTTTCCCCATTAGTAAGGATGCCTAAGCCATCAATACCAACTTGTTCACCTTTTGGAATATTGGGGTTATCAAGCTTTAGAACTAAAGCCATCTTAGACTCCTATAATAATGGAAGATTCTTTTCCATTGTCGATACAACAGTTAATCTTGTCGATCTAACAATAGAATCGCCACGTTGAACGTAGCCAGGTCTCACTTCTGCAACATGAGACTGAATAACAGTGCCACCAAGTTTTGGATTAGCGTTAACTAATGTCTCAAGGTGTTCCGCAACAAGATCACAAATACGTCTATTTTGTTCACTACCAGCAAGAGTTTTAGCATAAGCCATAATGTAATACCTAGCATCATAAATAGCACGTCTACTACCGTAAAGCTGTGAAACGACTTTTTCGCCGGGATCAACACAGACTGTAATGTTCCTAGCCAAGTTTTCTTGATCGCCATAAAACACGTCCTCAATTGAAAAGTCCGTTAGCCCAGGTACCACAGGATTGGATTCAACTAGTGCTTTTAGATAATCAGCTGTTTCTACTAGCCCCATCGTCTCGCAATCCTTTCTGCTATCCAAGTGTCAAAAATTAATGCAATCTTTTCTTCGTCTTCATTTTGCATCATGATAAATGGTCTAGCTGGAATAGTGTGTGTTCCTGTTTTTGTAGCTCTAGAATAACCTGTCTGGTGAACAATTCTAGCTCCGACTCTTGCAGCTAAAGCGCCCGGATTAATCTTGGCTTGCTCCCTGTCGATTGTCCAAATAGCTAATGTTGTTGCTGCACCTTCTAATTTACCAGTTTCATTAAGAAGCGGGTGATCGTACGGTCTAGCAGCAGGTGTCCAACTAGGCCGACCTTCGGCGGCAAAGTTTTTCTGAAAACTTGGAATCATTACTTCTCGCACTGCACGTCGTAATGGTTCTTTTGTTGAACGAAGGTCGAGACCTAATTGTCTTGCATCAGCTTTGAGCTCATTTAAGTTACCAAAGCTATATGTAATCATTAGAAGCTCATACTAACGGAAAACATTGGTTCAGATTCCGTGGGCTCAAATAAGACAGTACCGCCAGAAGTTAATCCGTTGCCGATAGGATCAATCTGATTACCAAAGTCATCAAATAAATCCATATCGCCATCAAGAATATTTTGAAGCATATTCTTTGCGTCTGTAATTAATGCTGTGCCGTAATCAGAGTTAAGGCTGTCGTCACCATAAAGCTCTTGAAATTTACGGCCAGCATAAATCATAGCCATAACACTTAAAATGATTTTAGGTGTTGTGTTACTGTCATACCAAGCTGAAACGTCAAATACCCGTGAAACTCTGCCGAGCACTTGGGAGGTAATCTGACTTTCTAATTCTGTATCTATTGTCGCCCATGTTACCTTGTCCGAATTGGACCAGGCATTCACCGATTCTTTTTTTAGATACATTTCAATCCTTACTTAGCCGGAGGCGGATTTTTTGCGTCATCCTGCGCAGTAAGTGCAGCCTGAGCAGCTTCTAACTGAGCCTTAAGCTCAGCAATTTGAGCATCCTTATCTTCAACTTCCTTAGCAGTCGGGGGCGCATCGCCGACCGAACCAACCTCGCGAAGAATCTCTAACGATGCCTTATCAATTGTGGCGGGGATTTTATCCCCCGCCTTAACTGTAACAACAGTACCGTCTTTAAGACCATGACGGATATCGGTCAGTGCAACTTCACTCATTAGGCAATCGCATTCTTGAAGATGTAACCTGTAATAGACTTACCGTAATCACCAGATGCCGGGTTAGTTTCCACACCAATCATCTTAAGGTCATAACGACGAGAAACACGAATAAGATCGCTCTTACGCGGTTCTTCTCTCCAACGATCAACAAGCTGAGTCTGCGGGTAACCCCAAACAAACTCATACATGAAAGCTGGAACTCTAAGACCCGGGCTAGACGGAACATAAGCCAGAATAACGTCCTTGCCCCAAAGGTAAGAAGTAGTCATCGCAAAGCCAGAGCCAGCACCAACTGCAACACCAGGAACAATGATCTTCGGAATACCCAGCAACGAAGCAATAAGCTCCGGAGTAAGAATAGCGCGATCCGTGTACTGAATACGAGCCATTAACTTCGGGTGATCCTGCAAGACCGACATAACCTGATAAGGAATGATAGCCAGGTTCGGCTCTAACAAAGCCCGAGCGTGCATCGCACGGAAAGCCGTACGGAAAGCAGCAATCGGATCAGAGTTAGTGTAATCACTCCACTGAGCGGTACCAGAAAGAGTAATGCTCAGACCAGTGGCGTACTTAGTTGTGTCAGTAACAAAGTTCTTAATAGCCAATTCACGGCCAAGAAGAATTTTGTTAGTAACAAGATCAGTAGCATCAGCTTCCGGTGCAAGCGGCGAATCGACATTCTGTCGTTCCTCATCATGAACCGGAGTTTGAAGCGCGTGCTCTGTAGCGTAGTAAGTATCAAACGAAACCGCGAGACCTTCGATTTCGTTAGCAACCGAACCCGGTGCACGAAGATCAGAAGTCTCAGGAATCCAGCCCTCACGGCCAAAGATGTAATACTTATCGGACTGCTTTTTAACGTTTACCACAGGTGCAAGAGCATCGCCAACAAAGGCGTTGTTCTTGTAAGCCAGCGAAATGTTAGTTAAAACCTGATCCTGATGAACGCCACCAGAACCGTTAGGATTGTATACCATATTAATCTAATCCTTTACAGTGTGGAGGCCGGGGTGAGCAGAATCTCAAAGCTAGAACCATCACCAGCAGCAGCTTCTAAAGCAACTCCAACAACAATTCCACCAGCAGAACCCTGCGTAACAAAGCGAGAAGAAGCATTAGTAGTAAGTCTAGCACCCTTAGCAACAGCAGCACCAGCAATACCTCGACCAATACCAAGCATTCTCGCACGAAGCGTAATCTTGCCAGGGTTTGCAACTAATTTAGAAGCGTCAACAGCTTCCATTGCAATCATAACAACGTCCGCAGCAGTAGCCGCAGCACCAATACGCTTCATAGACTGCACAGCAGTATCAAGTGTTACTGCTTCACCAACAGCATAAGCTGTGGTACCATTAGCAGTAAAGCCCTTATCTAAAAGGAAATTAGGACCCGCGCCCATTACTCATCGCCCTGTCTGTGAGTGTCAAAAGAATCATTATCCTCAGCAGCAGCCATAATAGCCGCCTGACGATAATCAACGTTCTTTTCCTTAACGATTTCAGCGACACGGTCACTGAACTTCTTAACGTTATCCCTATTGCCGGGATCATTAATCTTAGGCTCTGTGAGCTTAACAGTAGCATGGCCAGAAGCAAAGTTCTCGCAAAGCTTTGTGATTAAGCTAGCAGTCTTGCCGTCCACAACCTTCAGAATCTCACTAAGAGAAGTCTTGGTATTCGGGGCCATAGCGATACCCTTAGCATTAAACTTTTCGTTCAGCTTGGTAACAGTATCAGAAATCTTCATTTCCATCAGCTGCACACTCTGAGCCTCAAAAGCCTTGAGCATCTTGGCCATAACAGGATTTTCGCTGAGCTTCTTAACATCGGCCTCAGAGAGACCAACAGAATCAGCACCAACAAGCTCGCCAGAATTAGCAGCATCATTTGCAGCAGCTTCGGCGGCAGCTTTATCAGCAGCAGCTTTATCAGCATCAGCATTAGAAGCATCTAACGCTGCAAACTTGGCCTTAATTTCATCAAAGCTTGCGGAATCCTCAAGACCTAAAAGAGCAAACAGTTCCTTAATCTGCTCAGGAGTCATATTCGGTGTTCCTTCCAATTCGGAAAATTTTTCGCTCAGGTTGAGCGGTAAGATATCCTTTAAAAATGGACGATTAGTAATACCGCCACCAAAAAGCACGTCTGTAAATGTCTCACCAGATTTTGGGTCAGTCCACTCATCGTCGAATTCTGGTGAGAAGTAACGATAAGCTTTAGATTTGATTGCCTCCCAGGCTTTTGAAGTCCACTCCACAAGAACCCAGAGCCCATTTTTCTTGGGATCAGTTTCTGTCAACCGAGCTTCGGCCTGCTTAACCCAACCGGCAGCCTCGCCACTGTATTCTTTGTGGTCATAATCAATATCTAATTCGGTCTGTCGAATGTTTTTTGTAACATTATCAGCAAATCGAACCACCTTATCAGTAGTAATATTGATTGGTCCGTAGACTGGATGGCTATAATTGCCTAATGGCATAGCCTGAATCCATGAAGAAACAACACCATCTGTTTCCGTGTACTTCTGCGAACCCAGGTCAATCAAATAACTAATTTTTTGTGTCATTATACTTGACCCTTTCCGTTTCCAATACCCGCGCCACCGACTCCGACGTTAGGTAACGGTGTCTGCCTAGGCATCCCCGGCGAATTAGTAGCCGGGTCTTCTTTCCCTGACCCATCTTTTTCCTTTGACTTAGGATCGTTTGGATTCGGCAACTCAGTTTTAGTACCAGGCGATGCATTAGGCAAATTGCCAGGAGCTTGGGGAGTTCCTGCTTGCGGAGTTTTAACTACTCTTACAGTAGCCAAATCCACCTCAGGAAGGTCCAAAACCTCTCTAACGTATTCCTCTAATTTATCATCTGGACGAACTACGCCAGCACCAATTAGATTTCTAAGAGCGAAACTGAAAACGCGCGCATCAGCTTGTTCACCGATTTGCCTTACAGCTAGCTTTGGAAATTCTGTAACACCATCAAAATTATATTTGACAATGTCTGGAATCAAGTACATATTAAATGCATCACAAATGGAGTTAGCAATAAAGCGAGTAGCTTTAAGGAACATGCTAGTATCTTCTTCTTTGGTAGGTTTGTCACTACCAAGAAAGCCAGCAAGAACACTTTCTCTAATCATATCATTGTGATGCTCAATGGATTTAATACAATCCACAGGGTTGCCCTCAAGCTTTGCGAACATAATCTCCCAGTTAGGCGGGAGAATAATATGTGCACGCTCGTTAGCACGTAAATTACGGCCTAAAGCATTTGCTTCGGCAACATCTTTTACTCTGTCAAAATTAGGTGGCAACTTAATTACAGGAATACCAATACCGTGACGCTCTTTTTGAATAGCATCAATCTTGTAAAGCTGATCCTTGTAGTAATGGTGCTTATAAGCATTACGTAAAGCAGATGTACCTAAAATATTTCCAGCTTCACGTTTGAACGTAATAACTAGAAGCTCATCAATAGGAATCTTATCTTCTTTAGTTGCGCCTGTGCCGTCTACTTTTGTGAAAAATGTAATAGCCTTCGGTCCACCATGACTATCATAATGAACTTTCTTAATGTCCATCGGATGACGTGGTGCTAGCTTCTTAAGCACGACCATTTCTTTGCCATTAATAGTCTGGATTTCCCAAACCTTATGCCAAATCCATACGCCGAAATCTGCACTCAGCATGGATTCTTCTAGAATCTGAGTCCAAGAAATACTCATGTATTCAGTGAGGCATTTCCAAACATGCTCAGCAATCCGCTCATGCTTTTTTTCTTTTTTGAGCGGCTTAATGAACCATCTGCCAGCCATTACTGGAGTCTTAAGCGCAAGTAAAATGCCGCCAATTACGCCATCGCTTTTACGCATCTTGTCGTAATTTCGTAAACCACTAAGACCTTGCAGGTCTCTGTTGTATTCATTACGAAAGAATGATGTATATGGAGAAGGTTCGGAATTACCAATCTCTACAAACGGCGGCTTTTCCTTAAGTGCAACCGGCTGACGGTCATCACTTAAAATAGGAGCACTGTTACTATTAATAAAACGGGCCCCGTCTTCCGTTACCACAGAAGGGCCATTTAGGTAATCGGGCTCCGGATTTGCGTCTGAAAGAGAAAACGGATCAAAGCCGCTACCTTTTTCAGTCACAATAACAAATGGACCATGCTCTACTGTGCCACTAACTACCTCGACAATATCGTATTTGTCGACTACAGTCGCTAGGTCTGTAGTGCAATCTTCATTTTGCTTTTCAAATTCGGCTTGTTTTAGGGTTTCTAAATCTAATCCTAGCCAAACCTTTAATTTTTGCCAGAATGTCATTTAGAACTCCATATTACTTCCAAAGTAGCCGGAACTTCCGTCTCCCACATTTGTATCCGAATTTAATAGAGCAAATTGTTGAACAATATTTGTGCCCATTTGGCGGTCATCGTTATTTAGTGAGCCATTAATGATACCTAAAATACCTGGCTCAGTAAAACCTACATCATTGGGCACAACTGAATTAATTTGGCCAACATCTGCCAGACTGTAAATAGCCCCAAGCTTGAAAACATGCATTAAGCCATATCTAATAGCATCAATCGCATGGTCTTCTTGCTTTAGTCCAGCTTCTGGAACATTTAACCCTTTAGTGGACTCAGGTGCTTTATAGTTATTGTGCTCCCGAATTGTGTTAACACAAGAAGGATCAACAAAATATGCAGGCTGAGCTTCTGCCGGAGTCCCATAATTATCTTCATCTGTATCGGAATCGCGCATCATGAAAGTTTTCATGAGCTCGATGCCTTCTACAATTGATCGCTTTGCTTCTCCGAGCGCATAGCATGGAGCAAACTTCGCATTAATTTGTTCAACGTTCTCAGGACTGGCAGCGTCACCGAAGCAACAACGTAAATTATAGCCCCTCGGATTCTCCCGCTCGCTGAGGAACTTAACGTGTTGGTCAATTGTCCAATAGGAACGGTAGTGCTCGCGCCAGACAAAGATTTCATCATTTGGGCTGACCTGAAATTCGATCGCCGCGAGGGGGTTTGTAAATCCCCAGTCAAAAGCCATGTAGTTGGGCCAGTTTGGATTAAATTCATGGGCTTTGACATGCTTATTTACGTCCCATTCTGTGAAAATCTTACCAACAAACGCACTAAAATCTGCTTCAATTTCCTGCGTGAATGCCTCATTAGACATTGTTTTACGCATTAACTTGAATTCGGGGTCATCTGGTCCTGAATACATGTGAGTATTCATCCAGCTTGGAAAAGCCCAGCTTTCAAAGTCCGTCTGATTTGCTTCCTTACCTAGTAACCACATATCGTAGTACCAGTTAAAGCCTTCAGGCGTTGTAGTTAAATCAGCAAAACCACGCTTGTCGGATAACGCTGCTCTAAGGTAGCGATCCCAAGTTTCCTTGGAATGTTTTGCAGCCTCGGATAAAATGAGGCCGTCAAGAGCTTCACCAACTAAGCTATCTGGGTCTTTTGCTGATCTTACTTCAAGAAGTGTATTGCGATCAGTAAAGTTAATGAACATATCGCCTTGGCGCTTATTGTAAGACTTTTTGACCTTAGGATCGTCACCTAAGCCAAGGTTTACAATAACATCTTTCCAAATTACTCGGAACTCTTTTTCCGCTAGGTCATATGTAGGACCAACAATCCAAAACATTTTGTCGCGCTGTAAAAGCTTGGGCTCTAAATCTTTGGCTGCCATGAAGGATTTACCAAATCGTCTACCACAGTTAGCCATCCGGAAACGAGCTGGGCTATTGTGATAAAGCATTTGCGCTGGATGCGGGTCGTATTTAATTGTCTTGAAGTAAGCCTGCTTTAAAAGGCTTTCTTTTGTTAGTGTTGTTGGTCTTGTTGGCATTGGTTCTCCATTGGGCTGATTGATTAAGCTGGCAGAGGGTAATAGATTGGGAGAACGGCAATCATTTATATACCCCCTGCCAACAACCTGAAGTTTTCAATGGTACTTAGGTTACAACTCCATCCTAGTTGCTAACCGTGAAATACGTTTACTTATTCAGGGTATTGTGCCAGGCCCGCGCGGCACAAACTTTGGTTGTAATGGTTGGTTTATTACTAGTTGGTCTGTTACTAGTTGGTTTGTTACTGGTCTGCCGCTGCAAGCATGGCATCAATTTCTGCCATCATTTTAGCGTGCAAGCTTTCAGCCGGGTTAGTCTGAACCTTAAGCGTCTGAGTAACAGCAGGCTTACCCATAACTCTATCCATCACATGATTGATTGCACTGATTGCAACTCTTGGATCAGGAGAATTAATACCTAAGTAAACCATTCTACGTGCTAGAACTGGAAGGCTTTCCTCCATGATTTTCATAGCATAAGCCTGATCTTCCATCTGAAATAATGTTTTCTCAGTATTGATTTTGCTGAGCTCATCATCTGGCACCCAATCATCATCATATTCTCTGCTAGGCATGGTGTCCTCCCTTCATTCCGTATGCCGTGTTCAATACGTGCGCGCCTGCGCGTGTATAGCACTAGTGTAGCAGTGGTGCAAGGGTTGTGCATTCATCTATTAGTACAGTGCAATAATGTGCATGAATGCATTAGTTTGTAGTTTGTCGACAAATAAAAAATATAGCTAAACTGGAAATTTGAAAAATGTGAACATCAATTAAATGTGGGCTATTTTGGAAATTTGAAAAATGCGTGCACAGGGTACCCGACACGGCTTTCTTGTGAATCTCTCAGATTGTAGCTATTTTTCTCAGGTTTCTCTTTGTCCACACTGTGAGACATTCCCTTTATTTCTTTGCGCGCTCAGTCTTTTGGCTGTAAGCTATACTTGTAAGCAGATGGGGGAGGGGGACAGGGGGCCTAGCGCATAGCGCAGGGCCACCGCCTCGATCCACTGACATTACTTGGCTACACTTGACAACTCAATAGAGGATATTGAAGGGCATAAAGGGCGGCCACATATAGGCGCCCTACATAGGACACCTATGCCCTGTTACATATGGGGGTTATTAAGCCTGTCAGTGTATGTGCCACACAACACACACTACACACAACAGGAGATTAAAATGACCGATACCATTGCAACTGAAATTACGGCAGAGACCGAAACTGTCAAGGGAAAGCGTGGGCGTAAGGCTATGACTTTTGAGGACATGGTCGCTGCACAGCCCACGGAAATTGACCACGCTTGGACTACTCACCTTGCCGATACTTTCGGTATCACGGTGGACCCCAAAGCGGTGAGGCTTCTGAACATGAATTCCGTGCGAAACACTTTCCACAACTCGGACGAATACAAGGCCGCTGTAGCGGCACGTAACGCCCGTGTCGATGCCGCAAAGCTCGCGCAGGTTACCGTTTCCGTGGATGCCATGCTCGCAAAGCTCAGCCCCGAACAGATTGCCGCTTTGAAGGCTCAGCTGGGCGTCTAACCCAAAACCCAAACCCCATCCAAACCCTAAAGCCTTAAGCTGGCAGGTTTAATAACTTCCATATGTGATAACAGGTTACCTATGCAAAACACTACTAAAAACCCTAAAAGCGGGCCCCGTTTTTAGGCCGACCACAGATGCAGCAGCTCGCGCCATGCCTAAAAATGCCGCGCCATGTTAAAAGGTGGAACATTATGGACAAACTCATTTACGCAACAGCTAACGATTACCTAGTGTTGGTCGATCTTGAAACCGGCACTGTTTTAGGAAACCCCAAGCAAGTAGTTTTGATCCCGTGGGATAAGCTAGAAGAAGCGCAATCGGATAGTCAAACCGTCCGTATTGCTAGGAACCATGGTTTGACCCTAGACCAAGTGGATTGGTCGGAATAGTTGATCCGGTTTCTCGTACCACACTTGCCGCACGCGGCAAAACCCTAAGGAGGAAACATGAGTAAAATGAGTGTCCAAGACATTCTAGACATACTGCTAGTCAAACAACCCTGGCGCTCGCTTGCCGATAACATGTATCTGATCGGCTATCACAGGAACACAGATGTGCCGTTTTGCACAGATTGTGGAGACTGGCACTATGAGAACGAAATGTGCTCAACTTTTGACGGCTGTTATGCCAATGAATGAGATTGAGCCGCGCCTATCGATTGCGGCTCTCTCAGACTTTAGTCCCGTGCCTAGTAAACGTGAAGTCAAAAACAAAAGCAACATAACCTCACGTAAGCGTTATGGATGGCGGAATCGCTCTCCATTAACTAAAGCGCAAACTCCTGTCTATTATGTCACGTTGCTATAGTGACCACCTGGTGAGACGAATCTCACATGTTGGACAAAACCAACACAAACACATGTCCGATGTACGAATCGACACGCATAGCGAAACTGCGTAACGAATATCAACATCTATGCGTATATGTATAGTGACACAATATGACACTATACTAATGGTATATATATACACACATATATCCCTATAAAACATGGTGTCTCGAATACTGGACAAAAAGTGC